CTCATGGGGTCGGAACTAATTGACCCCTGATCCATACATCAAAGTATGGGTAAACAACTCAAACAGCGAGATGCCCATTATACAAGAGGCCTCGGTAAAACGAGATTTTTTGGACGAAACAGATAAAGCTCACGGGTACCACTGCCAACCCCTAACTACTTCAATACTGCATGGTTGGGATTTTATACTCCCACAAGACGTAGAAGTTATATGGGACGGTATAAACGACTCCTCATCCTCTCATATTAAAGTTATAACAGGCCATACCCTACCAAGCGGAAATGTGTTGGTGGACACCCTTACGGCCAATGGTACGGTCACTTTTCATTTAAATGCTTTCATTGAAACAGACACAGACCACTTTGTTTTTTTGCAGGGACCCCCTAATCACTTTATAGACGGGGCAAAACCAATGACAGCTTTAATACGAAGCGACTGGTACAGGTATACGGGTTTACAGTTTTGTTGGAAAATTACTACACCTAACAAAACTGTTACTTTTAAAAAAGGTACACCGATTGCTCGTATTATGAACTACCCAATTGGTTTGCTTGAAAAAACTTCATTAGAAGTATCGCCTGCGCCAGAGTCTTATAAACAAAATTGTAATTTTTACAATGCTGAACGACAGGCTTTTTACAGAGCTAATCCTGGTAAATGGCCACTTATGTACAAAAAAACAAAAACATCAACTAGCCCAGATGCTGTACCTTATTTATCAAGTCCATACAGACCCGCCCCACAAAAACCTATAATTAATGAATAAAACAATATATGTATCAATTGCGGCGTGTAATGAAAAAGATCTATATCAAACAGTTTTAAGTGCTATACACAATGCCGCTAATCCAGACCGCCTGTTTTTTGGGATAGTCTCACACTCATTTACTAGGGATCTGCAAGACCTCTCTACAATCAATGCAAACATAAACTGCATGTATGTCTACTACCCAGGACCTACAGGTGTGGGAATGCCTAGACTTATGGCAAGCATGTTAAACAATAGGTCACAGGATTTTTATTTTCAAATAGATGCACATATGATTTTTGAAAACAACTGGGATGTTGATCTAATTGACTCTTACAACAACATTAAAACAAAGTTTGACAAACCCATCATCACTACTTACGGTCCTTGGTGGTATGAGGATGAAAGCGGTTGTATAAAGCTGTCAACACATCCAGATATACCCGTGGACCCTTATGATTTTAAAGGAGCATCTGGGATTACTACAGGCGGTTTACAGGTTGGGGATTTTAAGTCAAACTTGTTTAGAAGGCATCTCCCTATAGACGGATCACATACCAATTGGGATAGTCTTAATGTTGACTACAACGAACATTACCTAACTGCCGGCGGATTTTTCTTTACAGATATGTCTTTTGTTTCAGATGTTTTACCCGACCCTTACATAGTGTTTGGTGGCGAAGAGCCAACAACCGCTTTGAGGGCTTGGACCAGAGGTTACAGGTTCTTTAATATCAAGAAGCCAATTTGCTGGCATAAAAACAAACTTGGAGATATCCCAGATAAAAACGATTGGAGAACCTCAAGTAACTCACCAGATAAAAGTGTTTTTTCTTTATTTGTAGAAAACGACCTACACTCATTAAAGCGGGTTAAAGATGTGTTCTTAGGTAATATTCTTGGGTACTGGGGGGCACCCAATTTAGATTTACTAAAAGAGTACGAAACAGTTCTTGGTGTAAGCTTCGCTGAATACTACGATCAAGTGAGGGGTTTGTGAGTAAAGTCCTTTTTAGCCCGTTAGATGCGCACACTGATTTAATACTTAAGCACGTGCCACCTCCCGTACTCGGCACTACCTTGGTCCCAAAGTGGTTTAGGGACACACCTAGATACCACCATGGTTCAAAAGAAATGGAAGTTAAAGACGGGTGGCATAACTTAACCGTTAAACACTGTATGCCTTTTTTAGACGCTATGACCGCCGGTTACTTTATAACCACATGGACAGATATTACAATTGTTTTGGAAAACGGATTACCCAAGGTGGGTTACCCAGACACATCTGTTATAGAAGCTTTTGGATACGATTTAGCTAGGCATCAACCGTATTTTGAATCGAGGGTGCCTTCCCCGTCTGGAAGCGGACTTTTTAACTGGGCATGGTCTACCTATTGGAGAATAAAAACAGAGCCTGGTGTCAGCTGCCTTTTTACACACCCGCTTAATAGAACAGACCTTCCATTTAAAACGCTGTCAGGTATAACTGACACAGATCGTTGGGGAGGTTCAGATGTTTTGAACTTTGCTTTAGACGAGGGTTTTGAAGGTTTAATACCGCGAGGGACACCTATTGCTCAAATTATACCTTTTCGCAGAGAAACGTGGGAAGCCTCGGTGTCTGCCTCTGTAGATATAGAGCACAAGTTGGTCCGCGACGAAGTTAACGACCTTAGGATGAACCATAAAAAATCAGGGTACTACAGAGACAATCTGCATACAAGGAAGCGCTACTAACCCTGACAAAGCCTAATTCCTCTTAGACAATAGTACTTGCACCCCGATCAGGTGCTATACCACTCTAGAGAATAGGTCAATCAATGGCATCGAATAACAATGCCCACACGCTAGACACTGCTGGATCACCAGTTGTGGACTACGTCTGGGGAAATTTCCCACTACAACCAAACGACCAGCGCACAGAAACAGCCGCTTCAAATATTGGCGGCTCAACTGGTGATACAGGTTGGTCAGCTACAACTCAGGTTACGGGAGCTCGTTTAGAGTTCGCGGGAATCGCAAAGACACTTAACAACGGAATTACTCAGACAGTTCCAGCAGGAAACCACGAACTTGATGAGACAGCTTATTCAGGATATCCATCATACACACCAGCTGCAGGTAACTACATTGTTACAGCTGTTTCAGGTGATGGAACAACTGTTACTTACACATCACAGAACAAGCTTGCTGCTGGAGACACTGTAAACATTACAGGTTTGACAGCTTCAGCTTACAACCTATCTTCAGCAACAGTTGCTACAGCAGATGTTCTTAAGTTTACTGTAACTAACGCAGCTAACGCGGGATTGATTACAGGCCAGTACGGAAAGGTACAGTCAACAACTGCACTTACAGGATCTGATGGAGCTTACGTCTCTGGTGTTGCTTACATTGATGTTCCTTCAATCCTTGGTCTTACAACCGCTCTTGGTCTTGACGCCCTTAAGGATGCTGGATTTGCTGCAGCTAACATCACCAACACAACAGGTGCTACAAATACAGCAACACAGCCAACAGGCATCAACGTCACTACAACTTCTGCAGCAACTGTAACAATTGCTGGAGGAACAGGTACATGGGCAGTTGGTACAAAGGTCACTATCGCAGCAGGAACAGGTATCCCAACAGCGCTTGTTGGTACATGGTCTGTAACTGGTGGCTCAGGAAGCACACTTGTTATTGCAGGTTCAGGATGGACAGTTGCCAACACAGGCGCTATCACACCTGGAACAGTACTCACTGGTGCTTCAGGAACAGTAAAGTCACAGTCAATTGCGGCGGCTGCGGCTTCAACAGCTCTATCAGCAACAATCACAATGACTTCTTGGGCATAACCCAATTACAAACAAAAGGCCCCCGGCTAATAACCGGGGGCTTTTTGCTATGCAGAAGCTTTTTGTCTCCTGCGTATTAATCGTCGTTCTTCTTCCGTAGTTCCCGCCCATATACCCTTTTCAGAATATTGAACCGCCCACTCTAAACAAGCGGACTGGAACGTGCACGTTTTACATACAGATCTAATTTCTCGTGCTGCTCTAGCCTCCTCTACCCGATCATCGGGGAAGAACACGGCTAAGTCCAGTGATCTACAAGGTTGACTGCCATCAAACGCCGGAGCGTTATTAATACCAGCCCTTCTGTTGCCAGAATCGCCACGCGTTGCATGCACCATAGGTGTCATTTGTGCTCCCGTATCTTTTTTCAATATAACGTAGTCCATATTTAATTTGAAGTTTTGCGCTAGCGGTCTTTTCGACCTTGTAGTTGCCCCAAGTTGAGGGCATAAATTGTGCAATACCGTAAGCACCTGATGATTTGTTTAAAGCCTTTGGATTAAAATGACTTTCTTTCATCCAGATGTTTTGTAAGCACTTCCAATCTGCAATAGACCAGTCTTGGGTATATACAGTTAGGAACGCAAGCGCTTCCGCATCAAAATACTTTACGCTTGGGCTAGCTAAGGCTTTCTTAGCTTGGCTCTTAGTCGTACTGACCTTTAAATGTGTTAGTGACACTGTGATAACCTTTTCAGGCGTCACAGGCTCTACAACAGCTGTTAAAGCGTACGCTGGTGTAATTAGGTTAGACAGCAACATAAAAGTTACCATTCCGCCTGCAAACACCTTTTTTAGATTAATCGTTAGATTAATTCTGATATTGAGCATCGCTGCTCCTCTCAGTAGGCAAAAGCCACCATTGCTGGTGGCCGTGTCATTAACTACCTTAGCACGGGCTTTACAAGCCTTGTCAAGCGTAAAAGATATATTTTTTTAATAGGACAAGTTATCCACATGTTATTACCATTTAGACTAGAGTTATCCACATTTATTGTGCTTTTATTCGGAGAATCATTCTGTGCTAGTCTTTTCCTTGACATTTCTACAGAATGGGTATAAACGTGTCGCCAAGTGATAAGCTCACTATTGCTTTATTTCTAATTGCTCAAACAGCTGCAGCTATCAAATATATACTGCGTCTTGAAAAGCGACTTGACAAGATTGAATACCAACTCTATGAAAATGGCGGTGGGTCTATGAAAGATCAAATGAACGATACCCGCGAAGACTTAACAGACCTTAAGACCAACTTTTTGGTCCTCAAGGCTAAACTAGGCGAATAACCACTAAGGAGATAAAATGGACCAAGCAAAACTTAAAGCAATGTTGGCCTCATACGGCCGATCATTTCTTGCAGCAGCAATCGCTGTAAACGCAACAGGAAACAATGACGTTAAGTCAATTGTTATTGCAGCGTTGGCAGCCACACTTCCAGTAGCTATCCGAGCAATCAACCCTAAAGACCCTGCATTCGGTGTCGCATCAAAGATTGCAACAGATCTTCTAGCAAAGCTAGACACAAAGCCAGCCAAGAAGGCAGCTAAAAAGTAAATACTAAAGCGGAGGGGCGGCTACGGCCGCCCTTTTTGCTTTTATGAGGTAAACTTTCTATGAAGTCAAGGAGGCTTTTATGATTACATGTGCTAACTGCGAAGCAGAAGCTATCTACACAGTTGCAGACCCTGGCGCTAACACCGTCGACTATTGCGGAACTTGCTTGCCTCATTGGCTACAAGATCGTGCAAAGGCAAACCATTTTCCATTAGTAATACCTGTTGCTGAAAAGTCATCTAAGAAAAAGACAGATGCGGAAGCGCCTGTAGATGAGAGTAACTAAGCACCAAGCTGTTCAAGTACATTCTGTCCCTTCCCACATTATGGATCCAGTAGGACCATTTCCGCGGGAGCTGTTTAAGGAGCCAGAAATCATAGATGACTATGAACCACAGCTAGCCGAAGACGGTGCCGGCTTTGCTCTAGGTTCAACTGCGCAAAACAATTTTAGGCCGGTTAAACATCTTCGTTGTTCAAGCTGCTTTGCTAGGGTTTTGGAGACGGAGACTCAAAACCACATTTGTGAGGAATAATGGCAGATAACTTTAGACCAACAAAGCTTCAAAAAGCTACAATGAAATCTCGTTTTGACGAGGTGTCTGACGCTCTTGCTAAAACTAATGACTTTACATCTGTAATACCCCGCGATGTTAAAGAGGCGGGTGTCCGTATGGAGACGGCACCTACTAGTAACCCTGACCGTCCTAGAGCTAAAACCCTTGGTTACAACCCCAACACAAACACTTTGTACATAGTATTTCGAGACAACACTTGGTGGGAGTACCGTAACGTTCCAACTCAACATTGGATTGGTATACAAAACGCCGAGTCAACCGGAAAGTACCTAAGTACTGTGCGCGTTGGTAAAGGTCCCGTTTTAGATCAGTGGTCGGATATGGGACCGGCGGACATATCTGCAATGTCGAACGAATCTAAAGCACGCATGGCAGATAACGCCTCTAAAGCAGATAGGCTTCAACTACCAACATTAGATAACTCTTTATTTGGCCCTAGGGGATAAATGAAAACATTCGGGCTACTATACGTCGGATCACTTAAATACTGGCATAAGAAGTTTTTTCCTCTTATTGAAGTAGGAACCACTCAGGAAACGGAAATGCCTTACCGTAAAGGCAAGTGTTTAGTTTTTCGTTTACCTTTCACACACACCGGTTTTTTCATAGGAGTGTGGGTTCATCGACCAGACGTAAGCTGGGATGATGACGACAAGATTGATACGCTACTATCTGAGGCTATGAGATCTAGAACAGCGTGGAAACCAGAGGACGGGGCATATGATGAAACTTTTTAAGAAAGCAGAGTGGATAAAGCCCTTCCCAGAAAAGATTGCAAAGAGGGTTTCCAGAATACCTACATCAGAACTAGAGATGTGGATTGATCAATCAATCTATGAAGTAGGTCGTTGTCTTTCTGGGTACACCAAGAGTAGAGAGTCTTTCTATTTAGAAGAAGCTCGTACAGGTGCTGAGGCTTTGCACGCTGTAGTAGAAGAGCTTTACAAAAGATCCGTTAAATAGATTTGTCGACTTTGTGTTAGACTACGCTCGCCTCTCTTCATCTCCCCGTATGGTGGCACCAAAAGGCCCTGGGTTTAAACGCCCAGGCTTTTTGTTTTCTTCTAGACTATGGACAACATGGATAACCAACCGATATTAGTAGACGAAGATGACGAAGACTTTCTCCTAGACGAAGAAGAAGATCTCGCCCCAGAAGAAGAGCTTGAAGAAGAACTCGACGAGCTTTCCAAAGAGTTTGTCAAAAAGATAGTAGACCGCTGTATTCAATTTATGACAGCCCTTGTAGGACATGAGCTTCACCCCTATCAGATGCCTCTTGCTAGGCGTGTTATTGAGTCTGTGATTATTAACGACGGTGAGGAAGTGACCGCGTTAGCGGCACGCCAGTCAGGTAAATCAGAAACAATTGCAAACACAGTAGCTACGCTAATGGTTCTTCTTCCACGCTTAGCACGTATGTATCCAGACCTTCTAGGTAAGTTTAAGAATGGTGTTTGGATTGGTATGTTTGCACCAGTTGAAGGCCAGGTAGAAACTCTCTTTGGTCGTACGGTTAACCGTCTTACTTCTGAACGCGCACTAGAGATCTTGGGAGACCCTGAGATTGATGACTCCCTTGGAAAAGTGCCGGGTGTAACCCGCCAAATTAAGTTGAAGAACTCAGGCAGTAGCCTAATGATGATGACTGCAAACCCTCGTGCAAAAATTGAGTCTAAGTCTTTCCATCTTATTGTTATTGACGAGTGTCAAGAGGCTGATGACTTTGTAGTCTCCAAGTCAATTTCTCCAATGCTTGCGTATTACTCAGGAACAATGGTAAAGACAGGCACACCTACTACGCACAAAAATAACTTTTACCGTTCAATTCAATTAAACAAGCGCCGTCAAACTGGGCGCGGGTCTCGACAAAACCACTTTGAGTGGGATTGGCGGGAAGTGGCTAAGAACAACACTAACTATGGCAAGTTTATTAAAAAAGAAATGTTGCGTATTGGCGAGGATTCAGACGAGTTCCAAATGTCGTACTCTAACAAGTGGCTGCTTGAGCGCGGTATGTTTGTTACATCTGTAATTATGGATGAGCTTGGTGATACATCTCAAGAAGTAGTTAAGGCTTGGCACCGTTCCCCTGTTGTAGTTGGCATTGACCCTGCACGTAAAACTGACAGTACGGTTGTAACCGTAGTGTGGGTTGATTGGGATAGGCCAGATGAGTTCGGTTACTTTGATCACCGCATCCTTAACTGGATGGAAATCCAGGGCGATGACTGGGAAGATCAGTATTTTCAAATTGTTAACTTCTTAGCAAACTACGACGTGCTAGCTGTGGGGGTTGACGCTAATGGTGTTGGTGACGCAGTAGCCCAACGACTAAAGCTTTTATTACCAAGAGCCGAAGTTCATTCAATAGGAAGTAGCCAGCAAGAACAATCTAAACGTTGGAAACACCTTAAGGCTTTGATTGACCGTCGCATGGTGGGGTGGCCTGCACATGCAAAAACTCGCAGACTTCGCACCTGGAAGCGGTTTTACCAACAAATGACCGACTTAGAAACTAAGTTCACCGGACCTAACTTCCTGGCACATGCGCCAGAAGAAGCCCATGCTCATGATGATTTTGCGGACTCCTTAGCTATTGCTTGCGCTTTAACTATGGATCTAACTATGCCTTCAGTTGAAATGTCGTCGTCCCCGTTTTATAGATAATTACTACTTTAGCCTGTTAATGCCCCCCAAAAGTAGGACACTTTTACACGAGGTCCTCAAACCAATTTAGGAGTAAAAATGGCAATTGCACCAGATCCAAAGTTCGCGGAACGCCCAGGTACCACTTACGATCGTAAGATGTCTCCTGCGACTCCAGGACAACGCGGCCCACTTCGTTTTGAAGAAGGTCTAGCAACAGATACAGATGTTCCACAGGAATTTACACATGGCGCTATGCAAGGCTACGAGCCAGCTGCAGGTCGTCCAAACCGTAACAAGCCTGTTCACACAAAGACTGCAGAAGAAACAATGCGCGAACGTGCACATGTTGGTTCAGCAGCATGGGTAGAAGCACCAGCAAGTCTTACAGACTTTGCTGCAGGTGGTTTCGCTGATTACGGCGATAACAAGATCGAGCGTGTTATGCGCAATGGCGCCCACCAAAACTCTGCAAACCCGGCAGTAGTAAACGACTAATTAGGTTTCCTACCCCCGTTCGCAGTCATCGAGTACTGGCGGGGGTAGGGTCCTCTTTACCAAAGGAATTTAAATGGCTCTAATCAGAGGTCAAGAAGTAAAAGAAGGTCCAAAGCAATTACCTGCAAATCCAAAGATGTACAACACTATTGTTGTTCAAGCTAAATCTCGTTTTGCAAAGTACCCCTCACCAGCTGCAGCGCACTGGGTTCATACTAAGTACGGACAAATGGGCGGTAAATATGTGCCATCTAAAAAAGATATTGATCCACGTTTCAGAGACTATGTAAAAGAAGAGCAAGACAAAAAAAAAGCTATGCAAAAAAAGAAAGTTACTAAGCCGGTTGGCAAAGGAATGCTTTCTGGCGAAGGCTTCCGTAAGTAACAGATTTATTGGTTTGTCGACATTCGTGGTACGCTACGCGTGTTGTTTATAGAAGGGGGATTTGGTGAGTAAAAAGTCAGCAGTGTTAACTACTAGACTTGTTTACGGTCGCCTTACATCCACCCCTGAATGTGAACTTATAGTCCGGTCAGATGGTCGAAATCGTCTGTATCAAAAGTTTAACTGTTCATGTGGTAACTCTATAATTCTTTCACCGTACAGTGTGACTAATGGTAATACCTCTTCATGTGGCTGCCTGCATTCTGAAATTGTAAGTTCTCAAATGAAGACCCATGGTTTGTCTAAAACTAGCGCTTATCGAGTAGCATTGAATAACGCACGCAGGCATATGAAAAAAGCTACAGCAAAGGGCGTTTTAGTCGACAG